TTATATATCTTTTTAGTTCTTGCATGTTGTATGCCATGACTTCATAGTCTGGTATAGTCATTGCAAGAAATACTAATTCTCCTTCTTGTTCTTCGATTCTTGCTAACTGGTCTTCCCAGTTATCAGGGTTGACCACAATCCAAGTTGGGTCTTTTAAATCGATTTCTCGCGGCATCACTGGTTGAACTATTGTTCTATCTAGTGGTTTTGCGGTAACTTCTATCTTTTTAGTTGGAATTAGGCTGCAACTGCAAACCATCATCAAGATTATCGACAGTGTCGCTAAGTTTCTCGATTTCTTCCATAATATGTTTTGTTCCATTATTTATTTTCCTTTCCATTTCTACTGGATCTGCTATTATTTTTGCGGATAACTCATAATTTTGTATAAATTGTGTGTACCTATTTAATTCTCTTTGAGCTGCTTGGCTTTTTACAGTCATAATTTGCATTTGTTCTGTTTGTAAAGCGAAGTCATTTTGTAAGGAAGCGATTGCTTCTTTCTGAGTGGCTACTGCACCCTCTAACGCTAAGTTATTGGCTGATAGTGTTTGATTTTCTTGATATAAGTAGTAGCTTCCCAGTCCTAAAACTAGTATTATACCTATAAGTAATTGATTCATAATTCTTGTATCCTGTAATTAAGTCCTTCAGCACCACTAATTTCGACTAATTCGCCGTCTTCTGTGATGAATGATATGAACTTGGGTTGTTTTTTGATAAACTTTTTAACTATAAACTCTTGGTCGTCTGCGTCTCCCCAAGTAGCATTATAGCTCACTTTTAGACTATAATAGGTAATAAATAGACTTTTAAACCAAAACCAGAAGGCTTGTAGTTTAGTCCAGATTTTCTTTAGGGTTTGTTTCATTTTGTTCATAATTGTGTTTCTGTGCAAGTTCTGCTGCCTCTTTTACATACTCGTCAAGAGTCATTCCTCTTTCTTGAGCATGAGCAGCCGCTTGCATTAATAATTCTTCTGTGAATTTAAACTTCACTCCAATCTTTTCCTTCAAATAAGAGAGCTTCTGCTTCCCTTCTTCTAATAAGTCCTTCTAATACTTTGCCGCCTGCCTTGTTCCATCTTTTGATTTGTGCAGGCACGCCGTCATAGTCTCCTGAATTGAGAACTTTCAACATTGTACTGGCATTTAGATTGCTTGGACCGAGATTGTATGTCCATGATACGAGTGCATCGAACATGCACTGGTCTATTGAGATTGTAACTACATCGTTAACAGCTTTTTCGTATTCCTCTAGTTCTTCTGCTAATAGGGAATCTGCTATTACTTTTGTTATTTGGTCGCCTGGCTTTACACCTTTGGTATGACCATATCCAATTGTCCAGACACCTGCTGCACATTGGTAGGCTTTCAGTTCTAAGCCTTCGAACTTTTTGATAAGGGATAAACCCTCTATTGATATTTTCATATATTTCCTCTTATTTAGAAGGCACTTAAAGAGCAAAACTCTCTCCGCACCCGCATTGAGCTGTTGATAATGGAGTATTGAAAACAAATTCTTCTTGTAATCCTTCTACTTTCATATCTATTTCTGTTTTTTCAACCATTGATAAGGTTTGGGGGTCTATCGCTATACAATCATAGTATATTGAATCCCCTGCTAAGCTTGGACTATCTTCATAATTTAAGTCCCACTTCCAGCCATTACAACCTGCAGGTCTTACTAAGACACGAACGCCCCACACTTTATGCGAGGCGATTCGTGATTTGATTACATCCAAAGCTTCAGAACTTACTATAATCATAATAACTCCTTTAGCTTGATAGCATACTTAGACAATAGGTGCTATTGCAAACATGCAAGCAAGCATTATTCCGATAAGAGTGGTCGTCTCCGCCATTCTACCAAATGCTGGTTTATTGCCTTTTATTATGCTTTGTCTTAATTTAAGAACTACTGTTCTCATATTCATCTCCTGTTTAGAAGATATTAATTAATTTCTAATACCTTCCTTGATGAGTTCGGAGTCCTAGACAAAGCGATTGTTAGTAAGCCGTCTGTTAATTCGACACTGTCTACTTTTAAATCCGCATTTAAAATAAACTTTCTCTCGAAAGATTTAAGACTGAGTCCTTGATGAATGAATCGTTCAGTTTCACCAAGTTTTCTTTCTTTTTTCCCCTTGATGAGTAGTTCGTTTTCTTCTTGAACTAACTCAAGTTCTTTCTTGCTCCAGCCGGGAATTGCTACTTCTATTCGATAGTTGCCATTCTCAGCGTTTTCGACTATGTTATATCTAGGATATGAAGTGTCGGTGTTTGCTAACAGCCAATCGTTGTTCATTCCTAGCCAAAATTTACTAATATCAATCGTCATTTTTAATTCTCCTAATATCACTTTCGTTAATACTATGCCGACCCTTTCGGTATCGACCCTTAATCGTAAGCAGACCTATTCTGCCTACTTCATACATATTATACCAAAAGTGAAACCAGAAGTCAAGAATTATTTTTTATTAGCTTCATCTTTGCACTTATTCATCAAATTCAATTATCTTTTCTTCCTCTAAATAATCTATTGCTGCTTCTATGCCTGTTCTCTTACCCAATGTGTAGCTAATATGTATACTCGCTGCTAACACTATTAGATACGCTAAATCAATTGTTTCCATAATTTTTTCTCCTACATATATTATATCTAATTTATAACCATAAGTCAAGTAATATTTTATGGATGCTAAAAATAGTTCTTGACACTTGCTTAAATTTTTGATATAATATGGATATGTTATTTAGAAAAGGAACTTGGACTACTAAAGAGAAACAGAGATTAAAGGACTTGTATAACACAATGCCTCTAACAGAACTCTCTTCCAAACTAGCAAGGTCTACAGGTTCCATAACATCACAAGTTAATTACCTTCGAAAAAGAGGGTGGACATTTCACAGGAGACGAGATGGATAAAGTAATTGATTTTCCAAGAATGAGAAAGTCGGAAGAAATATCGGAAAAAGTTATGAAAGCATTGATTATAGAATGTCAAAAACAAGGACTGAACACACAGAATCAGGACTTTGTATTTGATATGGCATGGGTACAGAAGTTCGTAAGAGCTACTGTCGATAATCAATGTAATATTGCAAATGACTTAACTCGACTTACAAGAGCGCAAGGACTAAAATGAAAGGCTACATACTATTTACAACAACAGCTTTAATTACTACTATTGCAGTAGCCTATACAAATCTAGAGTATAGAGGGCAACCGAATAACACATCGTGTTATGGTGAATGTTATGCAGAATATGTAGCAATCAATGGTACTCCAGCAGAGATTGAACAGAAGAAAAAAGAACTTGCAGCAGCAGATGAGTTCAGCACTATAAGAAGTCTATGGGCAGGATGCGCTGCATGTCATGGACAAGAAGGTCAAGGCATGGCAGTCTTTCCAGCACTCAAAGGCAGTTCTGCCGACTACATAGAAAATAGACTCTATGCATACCGAAACAAAGAAACTGTAGGAAACATGAGTTCAACAATGTGGGCTCAAGCTGGACAACTTACAGACCAACAGATTACCACGATTGGTAAGTATATCGAGACACTATGAGAATTGATTGTAAAGGAATGTCCCCAGAAAAAGCGATTCGTATACTAAGAAGAAAGCTGGAAAACGATGGTTTTAAAGACAGAGTAAGAGAACTTCAACACTACGAAAAACCCACCGAGAAACGAAAGAAAGCAAAGGCAGCTGCAGTTAAGCGACAGCAAAAGCTTACTAATGAGTTTCGCAAATTCACTGAAAAACGACCCAACTTCAAAAGATAGATTTTTTACTAAAATAGAACCACTACTCGTTTTCATACTTTACGCAAGAACTTCCCACCAAAACGACTACCAACCATAGACGCTTCAAACACACAACTTCAAAATTTTTTGTGAAAGCACTTTCGAAAGAGAGTCTTTTTCTGGTAGTAAAAATCAGGAAAAAATCAAACAAAAAAACTACCACGAGAAGAAGACAAAAAATATTTTTTCATTTCATCAACCTAAAATAAAAAGTTAAAACATACCCCTACGAAAAATAGAATTTGCATTTTTGGTAAAATTGTGGTAAAATATTATTATCTAATTCAAGATAGATACTACGACAAACAACGATTTATCTCTTCTCGTAATCTCGCTTATAATGGAATTACATTCCAATTGAGCTCGTCGCGTAAGCGTAAGAGCTCACCTTGTGATTCTACTATTTAGCGAGAGAGGTTACGATATTGCTTTTGTCAACTATATCACACCAAAGAAAAGTCAACTAACTCAATACGACTTTTCACCAATCCCAAACTTTCAAACAACTTAACTACAAGTACGTTCAAAACTCACAAACTTTTCGCCAACTCAAAATTTTTTGTGAAAGCACTTTCGAAAGAGAGTCTTTTTCTGGTAGTAAAAATCAGGAAA